ATTTATGTTCTATAAGAAAATTATCGGCAGAAACATCTTGTTTCCAAAATGGAAGTGCGCCCGATGCGATTTGCACTTTTCCTCCAATAAAATCTTTGGCAGTTTTCTCTTCTAACTTTCTTGATTTACGACTAGACAACTTTTTTCTCTAATCCCTTTGCTATCAAATAAAGAATACCAGCAAGGGAAAAGATAGCAGCTAATAAAGCTATTGGCATCCATAATGGAGCAGTAACCCACCACCAACTCCAATCAATAACTCCAACTAGTTTTAAGGTCATGAAGATAAGGAACATATAATCAAGCAAAGTACCAAACCTAAATGCTCTTACATATTTACTTTCTTCTGCGCTTTTTAATTTTTCCTGTACAGACATTTTTTACTCCTTTATTAAAATTTCTTTCATTACAAGTTCTTCAAGTCTAGGATATTTATCTGGATTTTCAGCTACCCAATCTGCTACAGCAGCTTCACCTTGTAGAGATTTTTCTAATCCAAATTCTTCAGGAAGACTATACCATGCACCAGACCTATTAATTACGCCAGTAAGTACACCATAAGTAATAATCTCTCCCGCGCGATAAATTTCTCCAGCTTTACCTTTAGGATTATCTTGGGTAGAAAACCAAAATGCTCCTGCTTTATGAGGGGGAAACGTTTTATTTTTTACAACCGAGAATCTGCTCTCCTGCATAATTTGAGTACCATCTTGAGTGTTATTAATAACCTCACCTTTACGAATTTTTACTCTAATCATGGCACCAAATTTAACTTGTTCTCCACCTGGAGTAACTTCAGGGTCGCCATAACCTCCAATTTTCATGTAAGTTTGATTTACAATCAAGATTGTTGTTTGCCCTAAATCTAATTCATCATCAAGAAGATTAGTTTTAGACCTACTTTTACGCACAAATTTATTACCTAGTCTAGCTCTTAGTCCTACTGTGAATTCAGAAATATCTCCATCATATTCTGCTTTAGGACAAGCAGCAGCTAAGGAATCTACTACAATAAGAGCGCAATCTTCACTATGAATAAGGTCAACAGCAATTTGAAGACCATCTTCCATAAACTCTGGAGAATTTATAAGAAGATTATCTACATCAACTCCAATTTTGTTAGCCCAATCTGAGTCAAATGCTCCCTCAAAATCAATGAGAGCTACATTAGAACTGGGGAAATCTTTTTGTGTTTGTGCCATAGTAAGCTGGGAGACATAGGATTTGCCACCAGAATAAGGACCAAAAATCTCATTTAATTTTCCCCAAGCCCAGCCACCACCAGTCGCTACATCAAGGGCTATGGAACCAGTTTTAAGTCTATTTATTTTAAGACCTCTGGCATCTGCGCCTCTTACCAAAGCGCCCTTACCATATTTCTTATTTACATCTTCAATCGTTTTCTGTATCGCCAATTCCTTCTCCTGTTCTGTCATATGAGGGTAGGCCATTTAGAACACCCATAAGAAAATTCTATAACCTAACGCTCCAATTAATAACCACAGTATACTGTAGGAGAAAAGAATTGTCAAGCCAGTACAAACCTCTTGAAATGTTTTAACAATATCTTTTCGCCTTGGTTCTATTTTTGGAGTAACTAGGTTTGCCATTTCTTATCTCCTTCGAATAATCATAGCCACATTTTTTGCACATCAAAGAATCTTCATCTATATAATTACCGCATTCAGGGCATCTTATGAATGCACTTTCATATTCCTTATATTTCATTTAAGTGTTCCTAGAACCTTTTCTATTTCAAAATGTCTATCTTGCACAGTTGTTGTTTCCATTATATGATATGGTATTTTAAAGTAATCTAGATAAAATATAATCATAGAGTCTATATCTTTTTGATATTGAGGGTCAAGAGAACGAACGCCATCATCTTCTAGTGGTAATATAGGAGGAAAGTAAAAATACTTATCGTTTTCTGTAAAACCAAAGAAAGCATTAGTGTTAACAGTATGATATGCATCAAGAAGTTCATTTTTAAATGGTAGGCATTGAGAATAAGCACATTTATCTACCCAGCTTCTATCAGAAATAAATGGTGTAGAAGTAGATAACATAGCTAACATAGCATTTCCAGCTATTACTATTTCATCCCAAGGAGCAGCATCCTTATTTACTTTTATAATTCCAGCTTCTAAGAGGCTTCGCCTTTCCATTTCCAAGCGATTAAAGTTAGGATGAATACTCAAAAAGTACTCCATTTGAGTAGTCTTTCCTGTACCATGTGAACCACAGAACCAAATTTTCAATGCATTATTTATTTGTTTCTCCTTTTCTTTTAGCATTAGAGCGCAGACACGCTAGAATCGGCGGCGCGGTGGCATAGGTCCGATACTACCGGCGCGAAACCGACGCGCTGTAGCGGTGCTGTAGCGCGTCCTAGCGGTACTGTAGCGGGAGGTTGCAAGGCCGGTTTCCGCACATCAAAGTTGGATTTAATTTTTTCAACTAGACCTATCAATCCTTTCCCTCACTCCATTTTTTAACTTTCATCGGCTTAACTTCTAGGGGAACATCTAGCTCGTCTTCAAACGGTCTTTCCATATGATTCTTGACTATCTCCATAGCTTGTTCTGTATAGTCTTTTCTAGATTCTATCACAAGTTCATCATGAACTTGAAGAATTATATGTGCGTCTAATTGTTTGTTTTTAAACTCCTGGCTTATCCATACCATAGCCATTTTTAAAACGTCAGAAGCAGAGCCTTGGATAATAGAGTTAACAGCTTGACGTTTAACTCTAGCTAGTTGCCCTCTTTTATATTTGTATACTTCTTCTGAATCAGTTGGCAAAATCTGTAATGCTGGTATCTCTGGAAATCTTCTTTTTCTTCCAATTATAGTTATAACATGATGGTCAGCATTTTCTGGATTTACAACCCTATTCCCAACCCTTGTAACCCAATCATCTACACCAGGAAACGTATCAAAATAGTCATATTTAAACTGTTTTGCCTCTGCTGGAGTAACTTTCAAGGCTTCAGCAATAGCATTTATTCCTTGACCATAACTTATGGAGAAATTCATGGTCTTGGCAAAGCGTCTTTCTTCCTTATCAATATCATCTTTGTTGAAAATAAGCTTTGCTGTCGCTAAGTGAACATCTTCTCCAGACCTAATAGCCTGAGTTAAATATTCATCCTTACTAAAATGAGCAAGCAATCGTACTTCTAGCTGGGATTCATCAGCTACAATTAAATCATATCCTTCAGGAGCATAAATAGCTTCTCTTAGCCACCATCCTTCTGTAGCTTCATGAGAAATATTTTGCATGTTGGGAGCAGCAGAACTTAATCTTCCTGTTACTGTACCATATTGGAATGATTCCTTGCCTGAGTTATTGAACGTAGGATAAATTCTATTGTCAATAACATACTTCTGATATCCTATGGCATAGGTAGAAAGAAGCTTCATTATCCCACGATATTCTTTTATGAGATTAGCAGCAGGAGTATTTAATTTAGATAAAGCTTTTTCATCTGTGCTAGGCGCACCAGTTTCAGTTGTATCTATAACCTTGGCATACTTTTTGGAACTATAATCGTCTACTTTAGTTAGAGTTAAACCTTCAGCCTTAGTTCTTTTAATTTTTATTCCGTAGATTTTTTCACAAAGTTGTTGAGTAGAACCAATGTTAAACTCTCCAAGCTCTCTATGGATTTTAGCTTCTAGTTCTATTGCCTTGTTGGTAAGAAGCTCTTCACCTTTTTTAAGGTAATCAAGGTCACAAGGCGTTCCATGTAAAGTCATATCTATAAGAACGTCAATAAATTGCATCTCTATTGTAGATGCTAAATGCCAATGTTTCTTTTCAAGATTTTCTTTTAGAAAGAAATACAACAAGTAAGTAGCTTGAGCATCTCTTTTGGCATATTCATAGAATTCTTCTTTTGAAAGTTTTTTAGCCTCATCATAAGAAATCATATCCATGCCAAAATGTTTTTTGGCAAGAGTTTTGGCATCCTTTGGAACGTTTTCATCAAGATACCAGTAGCCAACAAGCGTACAGAATTTATTTTTAGGTCTTGCTCCAAGAAAGTAATCTGCTACTTTAGCATCAAACTGTATGTTATGTGCTATGAACAGAGAATCCTGACTAAAAAGCTTCTTTAATTGCTCTACTAGATATATTCTCGATACCTCTGTATCGGTAAATGGAATGTACACAGGCTCAAGTTTTTCACTTCTTAGAGCAAGACCTTCAATCTCTAGCATTTTGTGATGAATAGAAGCTTCTTTTTTATCAACGTCAGGATATAAGCCTGATGGCATTGTCTCAAAGTCAAAGGCTATCAACTCAGAAGTTGATAGAGTTTCTAATACATTATCTAATGCTTCTTCAGTTAAAATAATCATTTATTTTTTCTTTTGAGAAAAAAAGGTGGGGGAAGCCAAGCTATCAGCTTCCCCCTTTCCTTTATAGTTTCTTTTTCCAGTCGATAGGTTCATCGTCTCCATCATCTTCATCATCAGAAGTAGATGTAGGAGCGCCACTAAGAACAGCTAACAATTCTGCTCTAGTCTTAGGAGCTAAAACTTCTTCTAGGTCATACAATTCTTGACCTTCAGAAAGTTTGAACTCTTTCTCAGCCTTTTCAATTTCAATATTCCAGGCTGTACTTTGACCAGAACCTATTTTACTGACTTCCATAATCCATGTAGGATAAGGACCGTACTTATTACGCTTTTTATTAAGCACACGAAGAAGAGTAATACCTACTCTCCAAATTTTAACTTGGTCTTTATGAGTTTCACCCTTACGGTCAGTATATTCTCTAGGGTCAAACACATTGAAAACGAAGTGGTTTGTAGCTTTGTTTCCAGCCTCACACAACGGACAATTTTCGTCACCAATACCTTGAATACAAGTATACCAACCCTTGCCTTTTACAAAATGGTCACGAATATTAGTAGAATCTTCATCTAGGATGCGAACACCCTTAGCCTCTTCATTACTTTTCAGAAAGAACTCTCTAGTCCAATTGCCTGTATTTGCTGCTACCTGCGCTTCCGCTTCCTCAAAACCTTTACTAAACCAATTACCCATAATTTATTTTCCTTTCTTTTTGTAGTTTATTTGTTCAAAGACTTTGACAGTTTTTACATCGTAAATGTCTGTGTCTATCTTTTCTTCACAAATTGTTCTACACATATCTTGTACAGTAGAAATTTTAACTTTAAGATTATCATAAGAAACAGGTTCTTCTGTTTCCCACTCTTCTGAGATACCACACCAAAAACTTGGTTTGAGATTTTCATACTCTGCAAATTTGAGTGTGACTTCAAGAGAACAACCTGCACTAAATCCTTGTTTCATTATAAAACCTCAATTCTGAGTTATGAAACACAATAGCACGATTACTTCCAAACAATCTTACCAAACAAACTCCTGAAAATGTTTCTGCTAATATTCCAGATGCTCCAATCAAATCTTTTGTATCTTCCGTTATTGACCGTTCAACAGTCACTATATCACCCGGCTTAAAAAGATTAATACAAGTAAGATAGTTTCTATCTAAATTATACTTTGGCTCAAAATCAAACGGAAGACCAAAATTATTTCCCTTCATTTTACTAATTCCAACTCTTCTTCTCTAAATATTTCATCGCCCTTTTTAAATGTAACCTTTACTGGAAAAGCTAATTCAAAATAGGCTCCTGTGTTATCTACTACAACTCCAATATCTCCAGAGTTTGCTACACTAGACCCAGGATAAGCATCTAAAACCTTTACTTTATCTCCAAGTTCAAACTTCATTCTATAAACTCCAATTCCTTTTCATTGAATGCATAATTAGCTCCATCTGGAAACCTAACTTCTATTGGATAGTTTTTTCTCTTAGCAATCTTAGAGATTATACCTAAAGCACCTAAATAAAATTCTTTTAACATTGAATTAGTCGGATTGCTAACTCTTACAACATCTCCAACTTCTAGATTCATACCTTTTCTATCTCGCTTTCCCCAAACCACAGAAAGTGTAAGTTTGAAAACTCTACTCCAATTGGAGTAACAGATTCATAATCATCAATTATGTCAACAACTGTTCCTACTAATCCAATATACATATTAAATTCCTCTTGTTCATTCTTAGGAAGAGGAAGAGCATCAAAGTTTAATACTTTTACATCATCACCAATTTCAAAGCTCATATTAACTCCAATTCTTTTTCTTCAAAACGGGGAGTAATTATGAATGTTACTGTCACTTCCATTTCTGTTGGAATTAAACCCCATTCATCTTTTTCATCTAGGATTAATAATCTACCACCCTTTACCTGTTTTATTACTTGTATGAGCAAGTCCTCAGTATTATAAAAGCTATCAAAATAATCCTGGTCCTGATATGCTGGAGCATCCTCTGGCAAATCGTCTCTTACTTTAACTAAATCTCCAACTCTAAATTTCATTTTCATCCTCTACTAGTTCTGGAAAAAATTTATTTGTGTCTAAAAGTCTTCTTCTCCAACTTTCAATATAAAGCTGAACTCTGAACCGATTAAACTGACTGTACTTCTGATGAAGCTCTTTCCAATCGTCATCATTCAAGGACTTGCCATATTCTACCACAACCCTCTTACTTTGTGCAAGGGCTTCGGCAGACAATTCTTTAACCCACTCAGGTACTTGAATACCCTGCTTATAAGGCCAAACCTCTTTATAGATGTAGTCAATTATAGCAAGGTCTTCTATAGAATACAAGCGGTTTCCTTGCTCATTTCGGAAGTTTGCTGGAGGTAAATGTCCTCTAGCTTCCTTGTTAATTACAGCACTCCTAGAGGAACCGAAGATATATTTAAGATACCTTAGAGTATAAAGGGGAACTTCATGTTCTTTTATTTGATAAAGATGCATTTTACAGCCCAAGAATTTTAGTTATCTCTTTTCTATTACAGATAAACCACTGACCACATTCTGTGCATTTTAATTTCATTTGGTCTTCTGGTAATTTACCTGTACCAGTTCTTATGTGATAGCTCCATTGATTTCCACCACAACTAGCACAGACTAATTCTACATCAAGACCAGTGTGATATCCCGCATTTCTAGCTGGCTTATATGCTATCTTATAAACATGATTAGGTAAAAATTCAGCTTCAACTTGACTCAATTTCTGGTAACTCTCCTTTCTTAGCTTTTTCTATCTCTTTGCGAATCGTTTCTAACTCTTTAACTTCAGGCAAATCGGTATTTACTTTAGTTGCCCAATCAATACGCTCAGAGAAAATATCATCAAGCTCACCCGCTGATAACATACCAGCATTATAAGCTTCAATAATCTTTTCTTCATCAAACTCCCAAGAGATTACTTGAATTACGCAAGATTCATAAAGCCCTTTCTCTTTTAAGAGAGCTTCAGCTTTTACACTATTCAAAGTGCGAGAGATTCTTTTGGTTCTAATTACTTCAGTATTTACTTCCTGGTCTTCTATGGTAGAAGACATAACCAAATGCAAATGACCATTCTGGTCTTCTATGCCATAAGCATCTGCGGCACCTTCAACAATAGGACGGATTTCATTGTCTCTACGAGCTTTAAGCAGTTTCTCCTGCTGATTCATTATCTCATAACCAATAGCCGCTGTCAATATCATTTCCTGGCGAGTTAAAGGTAATTGTAAAAACTGCTTCGTGCGCTCTTTGACAACCACTTGAGTTTTAGGCTCTTCTTCATCTATCAGAGGCTTGACTTCCATCTTTACCCTTTCCAACTACTACTAGTCTAAATGTATAACCACAATCTGAACACATCATTAAAGTAGACCGTTTTTGCTTAATCTTCTCTCCAGACTTATCCTGGATTTTATGAACTCTATCTCCACCACACTCAGGACATAACATTTTTACGGCTCATATTTCTTTTTAAGCTGCTCATATTGTTTTTTCTCTTCTGCTACTTTTCTTTCTTTATATTCCATATCAATTCTTATTCTTTTTTCATACTCTTCATCTGTTTCTGGTCTACTACCAATGAGAGAAACTTTAGCATAAGAATCACCATAATCATAATAAGTATCTATTTCTAGATAGAGATTTTCAAAATCATCTTTATGATTATCATAATAAGTTTGAAGAGTTTTAATGGCATTCTCTAAACTACCATCTAATTCCCATTTAATATCTTCATCAATAGTTCTAGTAACTCTTATCTTCGGAGACTTTTTCATCCCTTTATTACCGCCAATGGTTGTAATTTAACAAGAATCTTAACAAGGTCTTTTTGATTTTCCATCACTTCATCTATATCTTTGTAAGCTCCTGGCGCTTCATCCAAGTCTGATTGATTTCTAAGACCATGTATGATTCCTTTTGCGTCCATGTTTCCGATTTCTGTACTAAGGTCCAGTCTTTTTGTAGCTTCTTTTCTACCCATTCTCCTACCCGCACCATGAGAGCAAGACGTAAACGATTCAGCATTTCCTAATCCTTCCACAATATAAGACGAAGTACCCATGCTACCAGGAATTATTCCTATCTCTCCTGTTCTAGCGCGAGTAGCACCTTTTCTATGAACAATAACATTCTGTCCAAAATGGTTTTCCCAAACAGCATAGTTATGAGCTATGTTAATTATATCACCATAGCCAACTACACCAAGAACTTCTGCAAAGATATCCTGGATTTTGTTCATCATATTTAATCTATTATCTAAGGCAAAATCTACACAGTATTGCATTTCAATGATGTATCTCTTGGCTACTTCTTCTTCAATAGGAAGAAAAGCAAGCTGCCATTCTTTAGGAACCTGAGAATGCCAACGCTCATTCAAATGAACCGCCCATTTATTATACACATCAGCAACTTGCTTGCCAAGATTTCTAGAACCAGAATGAACCATTATCCAGACCATGCCTTTTTCATCATACTGAATCTCAATAAAATGGTTTCCACCACCAAGAGTTCCAATTTGTTTTTGGGCTGCAAGATATTGTCTTGCAATAACATAGTCTTCTTCTACACCATCAGGCAAATCACGAATTTGTTGAGCAGTTTCCTGGTGAGAAAATCCTACAGGAATCTCTTCCCGAATTCTACCCATTATTTGTTTGTACTGTTCGGGTTGAATCCAGTGTTGGTATTGGTCAGTTTTTACAGCACACATTCCACAACCAATATCTACACCAACCGCATTAGGAATTACTACACCTTTGGTAGCTAATACTCCACCAATAGGCATTCCATATCCTTCATGAGAATCAGGCATGATTGCTACATGCTTATGTATGAAAGGAAGATTAGCAAGATGTTTGGCCTGTTCCAAAGCACCATCCTCTATGTCTTCCAACCATAACTTGATAGGTAATTTCTCAGTTGCTATTACTTTCATTCTATATCCCTACTCTTAGTAACAATAATAGATTATCAAGTTGTTCCCAATCGGGTTCATCTGGAAGTACAGACTTAGCTTGAAGAAAGGCATCATATTCGTCTACAAATTTAGCTACCAATTCGGCTGTTGGCAGTTCACCTATAGCAAAATACTCTTCTGGATTAGATAACTTAGGATTAAGCCAACCCATTTCCAGAAGCTCTTTACCTTGTCTAAGCAGCCTAAAACAATGACGAGCATGTTTAGCATACCGATTCTTTACTGCGGGATTGAATCCCTCTAATCCTTCTGCCTCTCTTTGCTGAAGCTTTTTAGCCTGTTGATAAGCATAGCCACCAAAGGAATCTCTTATATGATTACTTAAAAAGCAATCTCTATAATCTAAAAGCATGTGTCCTTCATATTCTAACACTTCATACTCTGGCACAAATAAAAGCTCAAGTATAGTAGGATTTCCTTTAGCAGCTAAGTACATAAACTTCTTCAATTCATGAAGTGTAGTATCAGGCTCTTTAGTGACATAAGTTTCTTCATTGTGAAAGAAACTAAGAACTTCTCTTGTAGGTCTTATGAAGACTCCAAGAAAATCTTCGTCAGAATGTTCTGTGTTAAGACCATAAAGATGAGAGCCAACTCTTGCTTTCATTATAACTTTCATTCATAAACCTCTTCTACAACTTTAAAATTCAAAATAGCTTTGTAAGGAATATAAGCTATTTGAGATGTTTTTGACACATTATATCTATAGATGATATAAACTCCAGTAGACGTAGCGTGAACTTCAAAGCCTAAACTTATACGAAGTTCTATTCCCGTTCCATCTTTTAAATCTATTTTAATTATATTACCCAGCATGGAAATCTCTCAATACAACATGAGGAACATCATAAACATATCCCTCTACGGTTTTACCTATGTGATGGATATAAATATCAGCAGATGTGATTTCTCTTCTATGACCATCATAGTCATTGATATCATTAACGGCAAATTTCTCTGCTTCAGTAAAAGTTTTAGCTATTACTACCATGCCATGAGTTTCATCATACCACGGTTTATCAACTCTTTTTACTAGATAAATATTCATACTCCAGCTTCTTTCTCATAATATTTTTCTCGTCTTCTTTTATTAAAGCATTCTCTACACAAAGGTTGCAATCCAAGTCTGGTATTATTTCTAGGAGCAAAAAATTCTGTGCTTGCAGGAAGAGTTCTTTTACACGCATTACATATTTTTTCAGTTGGAGGAAGCTCTCCAGACCGTTGAATAATATAATCTATAATTTCCCCACACCCAAGCTTATTCATACAATAAGAATAATATTTTGGATGGGTTTCTTTCATCATTTCAAATTTATCTTCGCCGTGCATTCTTCCCATATGAAGACCAAACATACAAAACATGCAACCAGTTCGTGTATAACCCATATCATATATTGGACTATATGGAACATTAAAAGCATTTAGATAATCCCAAATATCTTGCTCTTTCCAAATGAAGAGTGGCCTAGAAACTGGAGTTTTTAATTCGTAAGCATTACAACCATATCTTAATGCTAACCCTCTTCGCATCCAACTTTCTGAGCCTAAAAATCCTAAATATCCCTGTCTTCCAGTAGCTCTCACATAAGTAGAAGCTGGCTCCTTTTTTAAGTATTCACAGCATCTACCTGAAATTTTAAAAGGCGCATCTATTAAAAATTGCCAACGTTTATTTACTGAATATGGTCCAGGTTTTAGCTTTCTTTGAAAGCCTTCAAGGTTTCCTGCTGCTTTGAATCTTCGTGCCTGTGCTATAGAATCAGCTTGATGCTTACTAATAACAGGCCAACCATATTTTTCAATAACTTGTTTAAAGTTCATTTTTGGTTTAAGCCAAGTTACATTGTCTGTTTCTTTTACAAACTGTCTTATTTCAGGATATTCCATTCCAGAATTATTAAAAATAGCAGGAGTATCTGGATATATCTGTCTCACTAAATGAAGAAGAACAGTACTATCTTTACCACCAGAAAAGGCTACATAGGTTTTTCCATCATAATGACGATACCATTCTGCAATTCTATCTAGTGAGTACATGATTTTAAAATCTAAATCCTGTTCCTGTAACTCATTTAAAGATTCAACACTTAATTTGTAATCCAACATTTACCTCCTATTAATTAAAATCAATCATGGCCTGAACAAGTCTACCCTCACTATTAAACTTAGCATAAACAGGATAATAACCATCACCATATCCAGACTCCACAACAACTCCCATTTCAAATGGGATATGCCTCTGCGGTGGTCTTTGGTTATAATCCCACGTTTCAAGAATATCCTCATAGACTACTTTAGGAGGATTTTCATCGCGGTCAGGAATTACATAGCATGGGTCTACCAAAATAATCTGACCACTATCAACACCACAATGTCCTATCAATTGCCAGTCATTCATTTTTCTCTCCTAAGAGACATATATATAGTACCAATTATCAAAGCCAGAGCTAGAACAATTCCAACAATTATTATACTAGCATAACTTTGTTTGTCAACCGTTTCCAAAGGAAGATAGTATTTATCAAGAACAGACCAATCTCCAGTTACTTGTGCTGTCTTAGCATCTTCCCAAAATTGGTAATAAGTTCTCCATGTTTCAGGCATATCCTTTGGAGCAACTTGAGCTAGAGTTTTTTCTCCCGCCGCAAAATCAATAGCGTTTTGAATCGCCCAACCATCTTCTCCATCATCGTTTGGAATAGCACCAAAATGCTGTACATTAGCAACTAATCCTTCACTTATATCAGGCCATTCTTCTCGCCAAAAACTGGGATTAGTAACTGTAGTTGTTGTTTCACCGTTTGTAGTTGTAGTAGATAAATATTCAGTAGTTGTGGTTGCAGCACTACTGGTTGTCGTACCATTTTCTGTAGTAGTGCTTCCATGTTCTGTAGTGCTTTCTGAAACTGTTGTAGTGTACAATGTATCTGTCGTATTGGTATCAATGGAAGTTGTAGTTTCTCCATCGCAGCCAACTAAAAACATTAAGAGTAATATTACTAGACTTATATATTTCATTTTTCCTTCTTGAATAAAAATGGGGAGCCTGTTTCGACAGAGTATGAGAAACCTAATCCCATTACAATTTTCCAGACTCCCCATTTAACTAGCTGTTAGTCTGCAACCATTCCGTTGCTATATTCTCTAACCAGTTGCCCCTTAACCACTTGCTCTCTTTAAAGCTGGCTAAAAAGCTTGCTTTCTATAATTCTCCCCTCTTTAGAATTACATTTTCTCTATGAACTCCATAAGTTGAACTCTTTTTAATCTATTCAACTTAGGTTCACCAGCAAATAAGTCATGCTTCCAATCATCTCTTGTAATCCACGGAGAGCAACGTATATCTGATGCCTCATTCTCACATACTCCCCATATTTTTGCTAATTGTTTATTTGTAAAAATTTCCAACATATGTTCTATAGGTCTAGAAAGAAGTTCCTCCTTAGAATAAGGTGTTATCTTTTTAACTGGACCATTTTTATAATATTTATTGCTTCTACATTTTTTACAGAATCCATGTAAGCCATCATTTGTTCTAGAGTTTTTATGAAACTCTGTCCTTGGCAAATTTTGTTTACACATTGGACAATATTTATCATTCACATTTTAACTCCTTTTAGTGTAGTGCCTCATAATGAGGCACCACTTACCTAAGTAAATTACTTTTTAACTCCAACAAAACGACTTACCAATCCACCAGCTAACAATACAACACCGATACCTAACAACAGCCAATACCAATTGCTATATCCAGTAAATGGAAATTCTTCCGTTACCGAAGTAGTTGTAGTCAAACTAGTTGACGTTGTACTAGTTGCTTGTTGAGGTTCAGAAGTTGTAGTAGTTGTTTCAGGCTCAGTTGTAGTAGTAGTTGTTACTTCCGTTGTAGTTGTAGTCGTTTCTGGTTCTGTAGTCGTAGTAGTTGTCTCAGGAATTGTAGTCGTAGTAGTTTCAGGAATAGTTGTAGTTGTGGTTTCTGGAATAGTAGTTGTGGTTGTACTTTCAGTCGTGGTTGTACTGCTACTGGTTGTCGTACTGCTACTAGTTGTAGTTGTAGGCGGCTCAGTAGTTGTAGTTGTGCTTGACGTTGTAGTTGTCGTACTATCTGTAGTAGTTGTAGGTGGTTCAGTTGTAGTAGTAGTTGAACTTGTAGTTGTAGTAGTACTTTCTGTAGTTGTAGTTGGAGGTTCAGTTGTAGTAGTCGTACTACTGGTTGTGGTTGTACTGCTAGTTGTAGTTGTACAACACACAGAACTACTAATAGTTAATACTTGATTACCAGGAGTACCTAAACCATTCCAAACAGCATAAGCACTTACTACTTCTCCATTACCATGTGAATAGAAATGAATTGCTCCATGATTACTTCCACCAGGGAAAAATCCAGAACTCACACTAGCTGGACCACTAGAATATGTTACATATAATGTGGCACTAGTATAATCAAATCCACCACCACCGGCAGTTAATATCCAATGGTATGTTCCACCACTCTCACAATTATTTTCACTACCATTTCCAGTCCAATTTTCTGTTCCTGAACTTACTACTTGCGTAGTAGTTGTAGTTTCTGGCCTATCAGCATTAACCGTTGGTACATAATATGCACCAAACGCCAATAAAAAGACGATAAGACAGGCTACTATAAAAGGTAAAATCTTTTTCATTTTCACCCCCTTTCTGCGTAGTATCTTTCTAAGTTTCTTCTACAGAAATACTTATTCGTTCTCCATTAGGTTTAATATGATAGACATATTCTTCCCACATACCACCCTCTGGAGGAACTATATAAATACTTCCCGGTCCTTCTTTAAGTTCTTTAATAAGAGAGGCAGCAAAGCATCCCATACCATTTGCTATATTTCCTTCTTGGCAAGAAGAAAGCCCATTAACCAATTTAAAAGTAGAAGAAAAATCCTCTAGCTCTGCTCCAAATCCTTCTGGATAACCATCCATGTGTCTATAGATTGTTACTAAAACTTTGTCACTTTCATCATAAACTTTTGCTAATGCTCTTGTACCCATCAATAAACCTCTACCCATTCCATTGTAGTTCGCAGAAGATGATTATAATCTCCTGCCATAGCTTCATCCATATACTTATCAATCTCTTCTTTAGGCACTCCACCCTTCTTCAATGCTTTTGAGACATTTGCTAGAATAGCAAAAGCATTTCCATTTTGACCAACAAGTTCTACTTCAATTTCAGGATACTTACACATTCAATAACTCCAATTCTGATTCATAACAGGGCATATCTACCCAATATTTATTTTCTATCCATTCTATAGGATGGTCAAAAGTTACTATCCAGGGAAACAAAATTCCTCTTTGAGAGATTATACCTACTGCTCCTGTGCATAAATCTCCTTCTAAGATTCCATGCTCATTCAATAAGCCAATAACTTTAACTTTGTCGCCAACCTTCATTTTTTACCTACCTCATGCCAGAAGAAATCATCTATTTGAAAATCCCCATCATCAATAGCTTCTATCATGGTTTTATTGCCTGTATAATGCTCATTGATGTAATCATCTATATCTTGTTCATCTTGATAACTGTCAGGAACTTCTACTGTTCTGTATAATGTCAAACAGATTCCTATTTCATAAAGCCTCATCATTATCTCCCAATAAGATATTTTAATATGCCTTTTACTTCTTCAAGCTCTTCCTCATCCTCATATATGAGAAAATTCTCTGCGGCAAGAATAATAGCGGCACATTCTGGCTCACTTCTCATGTAAGATGCACCAAATACTCCACTAGAACGCCGATGAACATAGCTTATTTCCGCTATCCTTATTCCATCTGCGTCAAAAGTAAATACTTTTACTTCATAAGGAGTTTCTTCTAGGGAAGTTAAGAACTTCTCTAGTTCCTTTATCTTAGTCATTTTTCATACTTCTTTTTTAGACGTTCATACTCTTTTTGGTCTTCCAATTCTTGTCTTGCTGCTTGTTCAGCTTGCCATTTAGGAAGATTAGTTCTAGCATAGCTAATACCAGCAAACCATCCAAGAGAAATACTAAAAGCTCCTACAAAGATAAGCATAATTAAATCGCCCATCTTATTTCTTCTTCTTTATCTTAGCACCTTTTTTAAGGTCGATATCTGCAAACCTAGAAATTAGTTTTGTAAAATATGAAGAATCATTTTTATAGTTAGTTATTTGATAAACACTGTATCTTGGAGTATCTTTTATTCTAGAAACGATGGTGGATTTTTCAACTAGAAACTTATAACCATCTAACCATGTTTCCCAAAGTTCTGTATGAACATAAGTATTATAATTTACAGTATGAATTCCATCAAATGGAACAGCATCAGGATAAACTCCTAGTACTGAATGAAACATTAAGCTAACTTTTTCAAACAAATCTTCTTGAACTTTTTTACGGTCTTCTTCAACTCTTGTTATTAACTCTTGTTCATTCATTTAATTCCTCTTTATATCTATATATTAGACCTTGAACTAAGTTATGCAAATTATCTCTAGCATAACGTACTGCTCCTGAGTCTATCTCTTGACCAATACTTTGAAGTCGTTTTATCAAAAGATAAAACTCTCTTCTATTAAGAGCCATTTTATCTAATGATGGGTCATCTATTCTCATCTTATTCCTCTTTCTTCACACCAACTCTTTACAGTCATAACTGTTTTATAGTGGCGCGCAATATCTCCATCAGGAGAATAGATTTCAAGTGCTTCTCTATATTCACCAGCATCAATGAGAGACTTGTAAGGCATCTTAGAACTACTCATCAATCGAAAATATGCATGAATAGACTCATCAATAGAGACATAATTAGCAAAGCCACTAGCATATTCAGGAGTGCCTTTTTCTCCCCATCCCTTAGTGTCTTTCATTCCCCAACCACAGTTATAGTCTATGCTAAGTCCAGTAGTATACCACTGTGATTCACGCCAACCTTGACCAAGGCATAACCAAATAGGAATTCCATATTTTCTGGAATCTTCCACAATAGTTTTGGCATGACCAATCAGTTTAGACTTACGAGTTACTCCTTGCCAAGTTACAGGTTTATCTTGAAACAATTTTTCTAGTCTATCAATAACTACTTGGTCTTGGTTAGGTGGCTGAATATTATTTTTATGTCGATACACCATAACTGCCATACGATATCTAGTTACCAAATCAGTTGGTTTAGAAGTCCAAGCAGTTCCAGGCATATAAATCTGAGATTGAGATATTGTAACAGTGTTGTCAGAAATATTTACTGTGTCAGTAGCATCTATAATTTTAGCCCTAAAAAGAACATCATAGAAATGCTTTTGAGTTATATTTTCGTTAGGTCTAAATTCTGTCTCAGAATAACCCTTAAAGATTTTTTCATTTTTTACATACCAACCTGCTTCTATATCTGTATCAGGCCAATCATCCCACGGTTTTTCAATTGCCATACTCACCCCCATCATCAAGTTGAGGAACGTTCCTACTAAAATCATTGTCAATAAAACCTTCTTCGAACCCCTCATTCTCACCTTGTACTTTCAATTTATCCTGGTGTATGCATTCTCCATCACACCAATTGATACAAAGTCCACAATTTTCTACATAAGGATTCCAGTAAAAAACTGCTTCATCTATCTTAGCAAAATATTTACATTTCCATGTTGGCATAACTCTCCTTTTCGCTAGGGGGATTAACCCCCCTATTGGCTCAGGTCTTCTTAATAAAGACCTCTCCCCTTTTGACAGTAGATACCATAGGATAACCACACTTCCTAATGGCTCTATCTAGTCCTCTTTTTACATTATCAGGATTAGTAGGCATATCTGAAACTACACAATTATTATGTGGCATAGTCCAAAATAGCTCTACAATTTCTTTATAGTTACTTGTTTGTAGCTGTCGCTTTTGTTTTGCCGACTTTACTATCTGCTTCAACTGCGGATTTAGCGGCTTTTGGATTCTCTTTAGCATGTTTCTTTGCTCTTTCCTCACGCTTTTTAATGGCTTCTGGTGTGTTCATAAGCTCTGCCACTTCTTTAGCAGATAACTTTTTAGCAGACACTTCTTTCTTAACAGGCTGTTTAAGCTTTGCCCATTCACGCTTTTCAATTTCTTTACCGAGATTTTGAAAGGCACGACCAACAGCAAAGTTTCTACCTCTACTAATTTTTTCAGTGTCTTCCGCATTTTTTTCTGACACTCCAGCAAAAGGAACTCTACCTATATCAAAATCATTATAGATACCAAAAGCTAGAGTATTCTTACCCGTTCTGACTGTTTCAACAAACTGTACACCAACAAACTTCTTACTCATTTTGAATTCCTTTCACAATATAGACCTAACGATACTCCTATAAACATAATCATACAAGTATTATATTTAGTGTACCACCATTCACAATACTGCATATTACATGCACTTTTTGTTAAAGGACAGGTAATCATTTTTTTCCTTTATGTTCTTTATTATGCTTATATTCCTTTAGAGGCTTCAAATTTTCTAGCACATCATTAAGTTTATTTTCATCTACATGATGTACTTCTTCATGTTTTCCTACAGGAATTCCTGCCTTTAATACAAGATATTTAGCGTAATTTATTTTACGTCTCTTGCCATCAACTTCTGCTATACAATATCTTCTGTTCCCCTTGCCCACAAATGGGCCGCGAATTAAGAATACACTCATAGTAATTTACTCCTACTGAAAATCTTTATGCTTCAGCTTAGTAATAATCCTATGGCCGCTCCTATCTCTAAGCTCTACTACTGGTCTTGCTACTATACCTTCAGCTATAAAATCTCCCCATTGAGACTTAAATCCATGCCTACAAAGGTTAATCATTCCTTCTAAGGTTCCTTGGTCTATTATTGGTACGACCATAATACCAAGTCGGGTAGCTATATCTTCAACAGCTTCTCTCTTGAGCCACCACTCCCCTATTTTAACATCAAACAGCACAAAGTCAACCCCATCGGGGATATATTTTCCACCATTCTGAATCTTGGCTCCAAAGCCTTCACCATAAAGACAAATAGTTCTGATAGCGTCCTCTTGATTATCACTAGGGAAAGCATCCCTTAGCTTATCAATCCAAAAAAGTTCATTCAATTTGTTTACTAAATGGGCAGGAATTTGAGCGTTGTCAGTTTTACCACCAAACCACATATCATCGCCAAAGGCTTCACAACCAACATACATGACTCTTATGTTAGTTCCATCTACTTTCTCAGTAAACTCCCACAAATTATCTTTAAGATATTCAAACTCAGGCTGGGAGTATTCCCCAAAAAGCATTTTCTTTCCATCTGTAGTTCTCTTAAAGATTGAGTTTATCTTATGATATTGGTTCACTCTAAGTCCAATCTAATTTCATTAAGAACAGAACCTTCAGGAACATAATAAGTATCTTCATAACCTTTTACGTCCCAAAATAAGTGATTCAAGAATCCGCTCTTAAAATGTTCTTTGGTCGTAACAACTCTAGGATAACTACCATCAGTAATATAGGTTATAAAACCATCACTAAAATTTCTTTGATTCATAGCAATAAAGTTTTCATCAAGTTGATAGTAATACCTATAAGCAGCGGAACCTTGAAAATATCCAGTTCCTAAGAAGAAGGAGCCTTCAACCCTTCCAGTATCTTTCAAAGCTACTAATTGATATTCTCCAACCTTCTCATGATAATTACCAAGCCAACTAAGACCAAAAGTTAACCCACCCCAAAAAATTCCACTGGCAATAAATACAATGAGTACAAATGTTGCTATAACATCTTCAAATCCATAAAGGTCATCATTTCTCCACAAATAGATAATAATGACCAACCATAGAAAGAAGACTCCCAGCATTCCATATAACATTAACATTTATTAAGTCCACCTTTCAAAGAGATGCCATACTAATTTACCACCATACTGCTGAAACGTTCCTATGTAAGAAAGTCCTCTTGGATTAAAAGGATTCCCTGTTCCAATTATAGAAAATTTCTTCTTCTCCAGCCTATCAGTTCCCGTAGTCTTTACCCAAATACACGGAGTATCTCCTTGCATTTGAACACACAACACCAAGGCATCATAAGGCATTTCAATTTCAAACTCGTCCTCAATGGGAATAGGATACTTCCAGATATACATTATACTCCCGCCTTTACTCGTACTGGACCTTCTGCCATCTTCTCTGCTGTTTTAGCACCTAACTTTATATGGTCACGAAGAAAAGCTAGTATTTCTTTTTTATATTTCTCATTTTCTGGAATATCTATCTCAATGGAGAAGAAATAATTACTATACTTATTATTTGGTCCTACTGTCCAGCGTTTCATGATTCATTCTTTTCATGATACCACTTACTCGCCCACCAAGCGGCTTGAATTAATGGAGTAGAAGTAGCGTGGTCTTCAAACCATTTAGGCTCTTCCCATCTACTTTCCCAACAACGCTCGACCTTTATATTTTCTACATTATACCCACCTTCATCCCACCGCTGAGTTACAACAATACGATGTTCACTATCTAAAGGTATAATTTTCTCACTCATGATTTCCTTCTACTGTATTCAGTTATAGCTTCTTGTGTAGTATAGATTTCTGGTAGATGGTCAAAGTCCAGTATCATCATTGGAAGTCTCCCGGTTCCTATATCTAGCATGAAGTTAACTGCTTCCAACTCCTTTCTAAAGGTAAATTCTCCATACTTTGTATGTACACGATAAACTGTGTATTTTCCTCTTGATTCATGAAACATACTAATCCTCATCATCTCCATCATCTTCAAAATCTAGTGCTTCATCCCAAGTCATTCCTTCAAACAAATAGTCAATAGCTCTAGCATAATAATGAGCTACTGCTTCGGCTACTCCCCACTCAAATCTTCCTTGAAGGAATTCAAGAGCTTCCTTATATCTTTCAGCATCTTCCATTTAGTCTTCCCAGTCCTGCATCATATCACGAATAGAGTCTACAATTTTGCGCCCATCAGAAGTTTGAAGTCTATTAACTACTATAGGGCAAAGAGTAGCTTGTGTATCTTTACCAGTAAACAATATGGTTCCCATCATAGCACCCATGAAGTGATTTGTTCCATCTTTCTCCGAAGCCTTTTCATCTTCTTCTTTCATTTTGTTTATCTGGTTTTCAATGTCAAAAGAAGTCATAGACGGGGGAGTTAAACAAAACCTATCCCACGGACAAGTCATACAAATCATTCTAGGTTCAGTACCAGCTTTAAGAGCGTCTTTAATTGCTTCAACATTAGTCATAATATACTCCCTATAAAAAATTGTACCCATACAAAAGTAAACACACTTACAAGTAACCAAGTTGCGAACCTTGCTTTTCTATTTTTAGCATAGAAATAGCCTAATATTAAAACAAGACCCAATTGAACTATTTTAATAACCCAATATGCCCATCCTTTCTGCAACGCCCATAACATTATGGGATTTTCTTCTGTCATCCAGTTATTTGTCCAGAATACATAAGACGCTATCGTATCAAAAACTACTAAACCTAGTAATAATTTAGTCGGATACTCCAGCCTCTCTTTCCAATTCATCAAAGCGTTCATTATTTATTTCCTTGTCCTCTAAGACAGGAGCCTTTTTAGCGTCTCTTAACATCATTTCTAGTGCTTCTATTACTTCCTCTTCGGTTTCACCATAGGCTTTTCCATCCATAGTACGAGCAAAAGGAACACCATCGTCATCATAATATACTTCATGAAGGTCATAGTAATCCCCAAGGTCAGTAACAAAATGAACTATGCGATAGTTCCAATACATTCTAGCTCCTTATAAAAGTTATATCAGTACTGCTAAGACTAAGACCGACTTTAAATTGTCCTCTTCCCCACATTTGCATAATTCCACTGGGATAAAACATATCGGTTCTCAAATCTCCCACTTGAAATCCTGAACCAAACGTTACAGGAGCAGGAGCAATCCAGTGAATATCATCACAATAAGCGGCTATTTCTTTAGGCTCTCCTTTTATAACTCCTACTATAGCAATCAGCATATAACCAGAATCATGCTTTCTTCCTGATGGAATTATCAAAACTGAGTCATAAAAGGATTCATCATCCCAAGCCCTCTTAGGAAGAGCTAAAAGTTCTTTTCTTTTCATAGTTCTAAATCTCCATTTAAAAATTAAAGTCGTAATATTTTTTTGGTATATACTCTAAAAGATGTTTACCACGTTTGCTATACCATTTTCCATCCTTATGCAATCGCGCTCTTATGATTGGTGCCTCTGTATCTATTGATACAATCCATTGTTGTTCCATATTGTTAAGACATACAAGAGAAAAACCACCGGGAATCCAGTTTGGTTTCCATGAAGAACTGCGTTCTGCTTTCATAGCTCTAATTTCAATACATTTATCAGATACTACACGAACTATTTCATAAGGTTCTACATCAGTCCAACCATAAAAATTAGCATACCCTTGTGTTATATTCACTATATCCTCCGTTTGTTTAATGGGCAAGGCGGGAATTGAACCCGCACCCCGGTTTCCCAAAGACTAGATTTTAAGTCTAGCGCGTCTGCCAGTTCCGCCACTCGCCCAATTACAACTAGTATTTCCAGCTAACAGTTACTTTAATATCAAGTTCTTCTAACAAATCATTAGCAACGTCTTCAATAGCACCTTGCAACTCTTCCACATCAACAAAATCTGCTATAAAATCTCCTGCTAAAGTATCTAATCCATCTCCGTCTTCCATATTAGATTCCACCATAGAGAGATAATCGTCTTCACAATTGAGAAGATTTTGTACCCACTGTTCAACAACCTCTCTCATATATTTTTCAAATGGAGTCATTTTTAAAAGCATCCCTTCTTTTTTTTTTGGCC